AGCCCACCTCCCCTCGGTGGTGGCTCACCTCCCCTCGGTGGTGGCGAAGGCGACGCCCTTGGTCAGTTTCCAGGTGTACAAGGTCAAAATGATCCGTTACATCCAGCTAATAATCAAAAATATTCTTACGAAACTTATAAAGGAAAAACTTACAGAGTAAATAATTTCACCGGTGAAGTTGAAGAAGCGGATATGCCTTTTGGAACTGCAAGTATGTTTGCCTCTGTTATGGGAGCTATCCCTGGTGTTGAAAATTATAGATTTAATAATGATTTAAATTTAAATACACAAGAAAATCTTATTTCGGCATATAGAAAATTTAATCCATACAAACTATCTTACCCAAGTACCCCTTTTTCCGAAAATAAAAATGAGTTAACTAACGCGTTTAATAATCCGGAAGATTTTTTTAACGATCCGGAAGATAAAAGTCTTATAAACGAAGAGCGTCTTGGCTTTGACTACAAAGACATTTTTAATGATACATCTGGCTTGGATACGGATTTTGGAACAGCTGAGCTAAGAGATATGCTTAGCCCAAATGAAAAACTAAATTTCGAATTAGAAAATTCTTTTGATGCCCTTCTGAACAGAATAAGAAAGGAAGATGCGTTAGAAGATGCGTTAGATGATCTCGACCTAAATTCAAAAGCTTCTAAGGACTATGCTAAACAAGCTAGAGAAGCAAGAAATCAAGAAGCAAGAGACAAAAGAGATAGAGAAGGTGCAACTGATAAAACAACTGGTTTAGATAAGAATAGAGAAGCACAAAAAGCTAAAGATAAAGCACAGAGAGATAAACAAAAAGGTGGAAATCCAAATAAAGGAGAGAAAAATGCTGGTGGCGGTGGTTTCAATTCTGGCGGTAGATAAACACTAGCCAATTACGATAAAAAGTAGTAATATCCAAAAAACTAAACAAGGAGGTCAACATGATCGACATAGTAAAAAATAAAGTTATGGGCATTTGGAATGGTCTAACTGTAAAGAAAAAAATAACTGCAGGCGTAATCATTGCAGTAATCATTGTAGCAATCATATTCTAATATGTGGTTATCACTTTTACCGACAGTATTAAAAACTGGTTCAGCTATATTTGCTAACAAGCAAAAAGCTAAGATACTTATGTCTGACGCTGCTTTACTACACGCCAGTAAAATGGCCAGTGGCGAAGTTGAGTATCAGGCATCCGTACGTCAATCAAATGACCAGGGATACAAAGACGAGTTTGTTTTAATTCTGGTGTCAGCTCCAGTAATCTTATTAATCTGGTCGGTCTTTTCGGGAGATCCGGAAATTCAATTTAAATTAGACATGTTCTTCGACAAATTTGGTAGTCTACCTTTTTGGTACCAATCAATTTTTATTGGCGTGGTCGCATCAATATATGGACTTAAAACAGCCGATATTATGAAGAAGAAGTGAAGTTCCATGAATATTGGGACAATGAGAATAAACTATTAGAACTTTCATATAAAGAATCTATTAGACAGAAGGAGGAAAGAAGATGCAAGAACAAGACAAGTGTGCCTGTCACACAGAACAAAAAAGACAATCGGGGGAATGTTGTAAACAAGAAAAGCCCAACGCTTTAGATGAGTTTTGGACTAGTTTAGGAGAACCTGATAAATGCAAGACACCGACCCAATAAGTTTAATATATAAAATCCAAAGAATCTTAGATGAAATTATTGACAATAACGCCTCAGTAATAATTGGCGGCGGTGTTGACAACATGGATAAATACAACTATATTTTAGGAAAGATTCACGTAAGTAATCAAATTAAACAGGAAATCTCTAACCTGCTAAACCCTAAGGAGCCAAATGACGATGACGACAAAGTTACACCCATTAGAAGCTAAATATAAAAAAGAAGCTAAAGAAAAAAAAGAAGAAACCACATCAACAAGTTTAGATAAATTACCTAACCCTACAGGTTGGCGTATTTTAGTAATGCCTTTTAAAGTTAAAGAAAAAACGGAAGGTGGAATTATTATTGCACAAGAAGCATTAGACCGAGCACGAGTATCAACCCAAGTTGGATATATACTTAAAATGGGTGACCTTTGTTATAACGACAAAGATCGATACCCTACTGGTCCGTGGTGCAAGGAAAAAGATTGGGTGGTGTTTGCACGATATGCAGGATCACGTATGGAGATTGATGGTGGAGAGATAAGAATGTTAAACGATGATGAGATCTTAGGGACTATATCAGATCCCGAAGACTTAATTCACGCAATGTAACCCATAGGAGGATATTACTATGCTAGACGAAAGAACAATAGACGTTGGCGACAATGAAGAACAAGAAACAACCATTGATCTGGATGCACCAACACCAGAACAACCATTAGAAGAGGATATAATAGATGTCGAACAAGTTAGTGAAGACAGTAATGAGTCCAATAACGCACCTGCGAAATCTGGGGAGCAGTCAAATGTTCAAGCAGATAAAGAAGAACTTGGAGAATACTCCGAAGGCGTTAAAAAAAGAATAGCTAAGCTTACGCGTAAAATGCGTGAAGCTGAAAGACAAAAAGACGAAGCTATTAATTATGCAAAAACAATTAAGGAAAGTACTGAAACATTAAGAAATAAATATGAAAGACTTGATGCAAACTACACACAAGAGTTTGAAAAAAGAGTTACTACTAATCTAGATGCAACTAAACAAAAACTAGCCATAGCTATTAATAGTGGTGACGTTGAAGGTCAAGTAGCTGCTCAAACGGAATTAGCCCAATTAACTATGGATGCTACTCGTTTAGCTAGAATTAAAGATATAGAAAAACCTGTTGAAAAACCTGCTTTAGCGGCAGAAACCATTGAAGCTCCAAGAAAACAAGTAGACCCACAAGCAGACGCTTGGGCCTCTAAAAACTCTTGGTTTGGTACAGATAACGCTATGACTTACACTGCTTTTGACATACATAAAAATTTAGTTGAGGAAGAAGGATATGATCCAAATACTACAGAATATTACTCTGAAGTAGATAAAAGAATAAGGGTTGCATTTCCTAACAAATTTGATAGAGTAGAGGGAACTACGAATGAACCCGTTCAAAATGTAGCAAGTGCTCGACGTCCAGCCACAAAAGGACGCAGAAAAACTGTGAAGCTCACACCCTCACAGGTAGCAATTTCTAAAAAACTAGGTGTGCCACTCGAAGAGTATGCGAAACAATTAACGCTTAAGGAGGTATAAGCATATGACTAAAAATACAGAAACAACGACTGTTAAAACTTCCCGCGTGAGCGAAACTAGGGTTAAACAAGAACGACCTAAAGTTTGGACTCCACCATCATCACTAGATGCACCACCTGCGCCCGATGGGTACAGACACAGATGGATTAGATCTGAGAGCATGGGTCAAGATGACACCAGAAATATCTCAGGCAAAATTAGATCTGGATGGGAATTGGTAAGAGCCGATGAATATCCTGAATCTGATTACCCTGTTGTCGAAAACGGAAAACACGCAGGAGTTATCGGTGTTGGCGGCCTTGTGCTGGCAAGGATACCTGAAGAGCTCGCAAAGCAACGTGAAGACTATTATCGTCAGATGACAGCCGATCGTAATGAAGCTTTAGACTCCGACCTTATGAAGGAACAGCATCCAAGTATGCCAATCAATCAAGAGAGGCAAACTCGTGTAACCTTTGGTGGCTCGAAAAAAAGTTAATTTTTTAACGATTTTTCTCCAACAAAGAATTTAAAAATAAACCGTTCATTAATTTGAACAAAAGGAGAGAACAACTATGGCTAACCAAGACGCAGCTTTCGGTCTAAAACCGATCGGCTATCTAGGAAGTGCGCCTATGAACTCTGGACTTACTGAATTTGAAGTTGCCGCGTGTGCATCTGCAATGTTCCAAAATGACCTGATCCAAGCGATCAATACAGGTACAGTTGGAATTGCAGCAGCATCTGACAACGGACAATTACTAGGTTCACTTCAGGGTGTATTCTTTACCGATGCTTCTACTAGCAAACCAACGTTTGCTAATAATTTAAAAGCATCAAATACGGCTACTGATATCAAAGCTTTTGTTTCTGACAATCCTCATCAACTATATGAGATTCAAAGTGACAACGCTGGAGCATCAGGACAAACAGACGTATTCAACAACGCAGACGTAGCGGTTGGAGCGGGTGTAACACCTAATTTCATTTCTAAAACTGAATTAGGCGATAGCACTCAAGCTACAACTACTGCAAATCTAAGAATTATTGGAGTATCTGACGATGCTAAAAATAATGATTTGACATCTGCAAATGTTAATTGGAAAGTGATCATCATTGAGCACTTATACTTAACAGCAACAGGAGTATAGGAATATATTATGGCTATCACAAGAGGACAACTAGTTAAAGAACTAGAGCCAGGATTGAATGCACTATTCGGCCTGGAATACAAAAACTATGAAAACGAGCATGCTGAAATTTTTGATACAGAAACTTCAGACAGAGCTTTCGAAGAAGAAGTAATGTTATCAGGCTTCGGATCTGCAGCAGTAAAAGCTGAAGGCCAAGGCGTAACATTTGATTCTGCAAACGAAACGTTCACAGCTCGTTATACAAACGAAACAATTGCACTTGCATTTTCGATCACTGAAGAAGCGATCGAAGATAATTTGTATGACAGACTTGCGTCTAGATATACAAAAGCATTAGCTAGATCTATGGCTAATACTAAGCAAACTAAAGCTGCAAATGTTTTAAACAACGCGTTCAACTCATCTTTCGCAGGTGGGGATGGGAAAGAGCTTTGTGCTACAAACCACCCTATTGTTGCAGGTACGTTTAGAAACGAACTATCAGTTGCGTCTGACTTAAACGAAACTTCGTTAGAGCAGTCTTTAATTGATATCGCAGCGTTCACTGATGAGAGAGGCCTTAAAATTGCGGCAAGAGGAGTAAAAATGATTATTCCTTCTGCGCTTCAATTTACTGCTGAAAGACTTATGAAGTCTGCAGGTAGAACTGGCACAGCTGATAATGAT